GAAACGTGGAAAGCGTTAGAGAAGTATGTGGGATTTTCTGAAATACCTGAGTTAGTGTATTCGGATAATGGATCTTACATAACGGATTTCTTTATTGATTTGAATGTTCAGTTTACAGAAAAAAATATTAAAGATTTTGCTCCGTTAATTATGTTATATGCAACTCAGAAACTTAATAATTTCTCAGTCCCAACAAATAACGTTGTAATTCCAAATCCTATACCTACTCCGGCACCGGGACCACAACCTCCACCTCCACCTGTACCAAATCCACAACCAACTGGAGATTTAGTTTCTACTGAAACACTTAAAGACAGTAAAAAAATATCGGTTTATAAATACGGTCCGTTAAAATATGCGGTTTATTATGATGTTTCAGGTACTGTTTTATTTACGGGTCAACCTGCAAGTGCTACAAATGAGGCGTTAGTTAATGAAATGATTATTAGTCAATATGGTAATTTAGCAACAAATCCGAATGATCCACAATTTGTTGTAAGTGTGGTTAATATTAACTCGTCACAAACAACTACAACCACAACAACTCTCCCTAGTGGTTTTGTTGGGCCTGTGGGACCTTACGGTCAAGTTGGACCTATTGTTCAAAATTTAGGTAATAGTGTTGATGGTGTTAAGTTTTATACTCTTATGGATGAATACTTTGATAAATCTGAAACTTATCTTAAAAATGTTATTTCAAATTTAATGACGGGAGTAAGAGCTGGTTTACCAAATGTCACAATTGAGGGGGATAAAGGTAATAGATCACAACTTGAAGGAGAACAAACAAGAGTTGAGATGTGGGAAACATTCAAAGCGTTCAACGATACTTGGGTTGCTGGTGGTGATTTTAAAAGTAAAACAATGTTTGAAGACGTATTATTATTTGATAGAGCAAGTCGAGATGTTGGACAAAAAGTTTATATTGATATCTTTAAAATAAAAGATTTAATTGAAGGATCACTATATAAGAATAATATGTTGGATATTGTATCTACAATATTAACTCAAAATAATTTCACTTATTTCCCATTACCTGCTTATGCTAATTTCTATAATGCGCAAGACGCGGAGAAAAACCCTGTCCCAAGATCTGAAGGATCAACGGAGTTTGCAAATTCATTTTGGGGTACGTTCTTGAATGTAGATTATAGAAACACATCACCTAAGTTTTTATGTTATTATGCAAACAAACCTAGTCAATATGTTGACATGAAAGACAATGTTGACTACAGATTTAGAGATGATGCATTTGACCTTAGAAGAGCAAGTGATAATCCATTAGTGGAAAGCCAAGCAAATAAAAAGAATTGGGATAAATCAAATAAGGTTGTAGGATTCAATATTGATATTAGTAATCAAAATCAACAAATCTTCAAAAACTTTAGTGTTGGTCAAGATGTTGGTAAACCTACCGCAGAATCTTTGGAAATGTTAAATCAAATGGCAAACCAAAGTAGGAATAGAAGTACGGGTTCACAAAACGTATCTTTATATAATCTATATAGAAATAGAAGTTATGAATGTTCTGTAGATATGTTGGGTAACGCCCTTATCCAACCGATGATGTATTTTAATGTTAGAAACATACCTATGTTCTCAGGACCATACATGATTACGTCAGTAACACACCAAATTAGTGAAGGTGAGTTTAGCACATCGTTTAAAGGAACTAGACAACCTTTTTATAGTTTACCTAAGATAGATAATTTCATTCAGTCATTAAGTTTAAACATTATTTCTAAATTACAGGAACAAGTTAAATCTAACGAGGAAAAGGCAAAAACATCAAGTGATAATGTTGTGTTCCAAAAAAATAACGTTATATCTAACGTAACTGGTACTGATACTTTAACTAAGAATCAGGATTGTTCCGATAAAATTAATAGTGGGTATGTTGGGTATACACCATTAGATAGTCCTGCAATAACGCAACTTTCTTATAAAGATTTTAAGAAATTACTTGGTGATAGAATTGTTGCAAGTGGAATACCAAAAGAAACAACAACTAATGGTACGACATCAGTAAATCCTAATTTTAGAGATTTGTCTTATTATTTATTTTCATTTATATATTTGGACTCTGCATCATCAAGTGGGTTAAAGGCTTATGAAAATAATTATAGTACAATAAATTTAACGGAAACTTACGGAGCTATAATAGCGTCAACGGCTAATAAAAAATTCTATTGTTTATCAAGAGGGACTAATTTGAATATACCTGTGGTATCATTTATATCCGCAGAAAAATTTATTGATTTTGCTATTAGTAAATTTAAGGGTATAATATCATTAATTAATCAAAATGTTACTGCTGAAGAAGACATTGTAAAACTATATGTTACTAAATACCCAAGTACCCAACCTGACAATGTTTATACTGAAATGACTGAACAAGATAAAAATACATTACAAAATAAAGTTAAACAAGCAATTGGAGTATATAACTCTTTAAATTAATTTTATTGAATAACAAGATATTTATAATAAAAACTATTATGGACACAAAATTAATATTAGACAATTACTTGGGTAAAAACACAAGAGTGTCGGAAAAAGATAAGGGTAATGGTTACAAAGAAGTTTGTGACTTAGATACTGGTGATTGTTACACACTTAGAATAAAAGACGGATTAATTGAAAGAGTTGATAATACTATGAACACATTCAAAAAAATCCAAGTTGAAACTAAAACGGGAATAAAACAATTATTAAACGGATAATCATGGCAATAGATCAAAAAATTTTAAATGAAATAAGTAGATTTAATTCTATTAATAAATACATAATGGAACAGGCCGATCCTACTTTAGATCCGGCTTTAGCTCCACCTGTAGATCCTGCGGCTCCTATTGATCCTGCGGCTCCTGTAGATCCTGCGGCTCCTGCAGCACCTGTAGATCCTGCGGCTCCCGCTGATCCTAACGCAGTTGCACCGGCTCCACCGGCAGCACCTGTTGATATTGCGACTGATCCTGAAGTTGAAGAACTTGGTGATGAGGGTGAGGAAGAAGGTAACAAAGAAGAATTAGATGTTACTGATTTAGTTGCTTCTCAAAAAAATATGGAACAAAAACAAGAGGAATATTTTGACAACTTGTTTACACAATTAAAAAATCTTGAGGAAAGATTAGGTGAGATGGATACTTTGGTAACTACAATTAATAGTTTAGAAGCTAAGTTTGATAAATTTAGACCTAAAACTCCACAAGAAAAATTAGAATTAAGAAGTTTAGACTCAGGACCATTTAATCAAAAACTATCTGATTTCTTTGAAGATAAAGAAGAAGATATGGAAAAATCAGGTAAAAATGAATATGTTTTAACTACTGATGATGCTGACAACTACTCTACAAATGATATTGAAACATCATTTAACAACTACGACGACGAAGACACAAACATGATGTAATACTTTTGAGGGGGACATTCGTGTCCCTCTCTATTTTTTTTAAAAACCTTATTGACTACACTACTTTTTATAACTATATTTTCTACGTAAACCTTTAATAAATATATACACAATGGCGACAAACAATGTTTTAGATGCAGTTTTGGCTCAGTATGAGAGTTCAAAACAAAGTGGTTCTTCTTCCACTTCAAAATTCACACAAGAAGAAAGAATGAAAAAGTATTTCGCGGCAATTCTTAAAGATAGCGAAAAACAAGGTCAACGAACAATCCGTATTTTACCTACAACTGATGGGTCATCTCCTTTTAAGGAAGTTTGGTTCCACGAAATCAATGTTGATGGTAAATGGCAAAAGTTCTACGATCCAGGAAAAAATGATAACGAACGTTCACCTTTGAATGAGGTATACGATGAGTTAATGTCTACAGGTCGTGAATCCGACAAACAATTAGCAACACAATACAAAGCTCGTAAGTTTTATATTGTTAAAGTAATTGACCGTGACCACGAAGAAGACGGTGTTAAATTTTGGAGATTTAAACACAATTACAAACAAGAAGGAATCCTTGATAAAATCATTCCAATTTGGAAAGCTAAAGGTGATGTTACCGATTCAGACAATGGTCGTGACTTAATCCTTGAACTTACAAAGGCAAAGACACCAAAAGGTGCAACATACACGGTAATTCAAACCGTAATGTATGACGATCCAACACCAACACATGAAGACGCTGAACAAGCTTCTACTTGGATCAACGATGAGT